TAATGTAAAGAAGACTTCCCGAGTCCTACTCAACCGATTCGTTGGATTGGTAGCCTAAGACCCCTGTAGATACAGGGTAAAATAAGTGTTGACTTTTATTGCGCCTTGTAGTATAATAGTTGTTATGAATGTGTGAAAGTGTATTTTTATTATGGAGAAACATGTGATGGCAAAAACTGATACCCAGTTCCGAGATTCTTTTGAATCAAAAATGAAAGAGATGTACCCTGACACTGCCACTAAAGGCACTGTTAGTCGTCCAGAACTTTTAGATGTAATGAAAGCAATGAAGACAGAGAAGTATCCTCTGTGGCTCATGAAAAATAAAGTTGGTCGTGGTTTGTACGCTATTGATGGCACTGGAAACCAGATTGTTGGAAACACTGCATTGAAAGCACAACCTGTGAAACAAGAATCATTTAAGGTGGACTACTCTGACATCTCAGCACTAATCCCAAAGAAAGATCCTAACTTTGTTCCATTCGGTAACTACACTGATTTGGAAAACATTATCAAGTCTGAGATCTTTTATCCTGCATACATTTCTGGTCCAACTGGGAATGGCAAGTCCACGATGGTCGAACAGATTTGTGCCAAGCACAAACGACCACTCATCCGTGTTAACCTTAACATGATGACAGACGAAGAACAACTTATCGGTTCCAAAACTTTGGAAGATGGTAATGTAGAGATCGTTGAAGGTCCAGTTCTTATCGCCATGCGCAATGGTACTGCACTCTTGCTTGATGAGATCGATGCAGGTTCAGCAAACACTCTGCTTTGTTTGCAACCGATTCTTGAGGGTAAGCCATACTACTTCAAACTCAAGAACGAGATGATTGTTCCAGCTGAAGGATTCAACATCTTTGCCACTGCCAATACTAAGGGTAAGGGTAGCGATGATGGTCGTTATATTGGTACCAATGTTTTGAACGAAGCATTCTTGGAGCGATTCGCTGTTACATTCGAACAGGAATATCCGAATGCGAAAATCGAAGTTAAGATTATCAAGAATCTCATGGAAACTTATGGCTGTCTAGATGCCGAGTTTGCAGAGACACTCGTGAAGTGGGCTGAAGCAATTCGTCGCACTTTCGAGGATGGTGGTGTGGATGAAACAATTACGACTCGTCGTATGATCCATATTGTTCGTGCCTTTGCGATTTTTAAGAATCAGCAGAAAGCAGTTGAGTTGTGTTGCAATCGTTTTGATGCTGCAACCAAAGCTGCATTCATCGACTTGTTCGACAAAGTTGCAAACCCACAACCTGAAGTAGTCGCTACACCTGTAGAGAATCCGAAAGTAGAAGATGAGGTTCCATTCTAATCCCTGCAACTTTGTAGGGTTATTATAAAAAGAACTTGCCTTTAATTCGGAATTGTAGTATAATAGTTGTTCGTTAGTTAGATTTTTGTGAAACTTTTTAAAGGAAATATATTATGTTGAAATTTGCAAACTTGTCATTGTCTCAGAAGCGTTTCGTTGTGGCTGTTCTTGAGTCCAACAAACAGTACAAAAAAGATCCTCAGATTACTTTGAAGGAATGTGCTGCAATCTATTACACAATTCGTGACCAGCGTACTGGTGCGAAGGGTGAGAAGATTGGTTACCCTAACTGGTTGTTCAACAAGAACAAAATCGAGCGTGGTGTTTACCAGTTGCCGATTCCTACTGATGCCGAGTTGTCTGCTTATGCCAAAGAATTGGCTGAGAAGAATACTCCAAAAGTAGCAAAGGCTAAAGCCAAAGTTGCAAAACTTGCTAAGGCTAAGACAGTTAAAGTTAAAGCACCTGCTAAGTCAGTTGCGAAAGAAGACAGCATGGAAATGTCTCGTCTTCAAAAGATTGTTGATGAGTCCGTTGATTTCGATGACGAAACAGAAGACTTTAATGCGATCTTGCGTGAGAATGGCATCACTGTCTAATTAGAGTTTTATCCGTCATCTGGGGTACTGCCATCGCCCCAGATGATTTTTTTCATTTGATGGTTGTTAATTATGGAGATATTATGTCTAAACAAGAATTGCTATTGACGCATTTGAACAAGGGTAAGACTTTTACTGCTAAGCAGATCAAGTCCTCTTTCGGTATTGCTCACCCAGCAAGTACAATCCGTAACTTGCGTGAGCAAGGCTACTGTGTTTACTCTAACCCAGCAGTTGTAAATGGTTCTGAAGTGGTTAAGTATCGCATCGGCAAACCAACTCGTGCGATGGTTGCTATTGCAAACCGCTATGCTGGTTCATCTGTATTTACTCGTACAGCCTAATTAAGTGAGTTATAAATGGGCATTCTTCGGAGTGCTCATTTGTGCATTCATTTGGAGATAAAATATGGCAACCAAAGAAGATATTAAAAAGTCCCAAACAGCTACGACTGGTGGACGAAAATTTGATGGTAATAAACTTCAATATGGTTTACTACCACCACTCGCATTAAAAGCGACTGTAGAAATTCTAACATTTGGTGCGGAGAAATACGAACCAGATAATTGGAAAGTAGTTCCTGACTCAAAACGCAGATACTTTGACGCAATGCAAAGACATCTTTGGGCATGGAAAGAGGGAGAACAAGATGATCCCGAAACTGGAAAGAACCATCTGGCGCACGCAATGTGTTGCCTAATGTTTTTATACGAACACGATGTAAAATATAGTAAGGACTAATATGACTCTTGAACAAATTTTAATAGCAACAGTAGTATGGGCAGTATTGATTGGTGTTTCTTATACACATAGTAACTGGCATGCTATTATTGATTGCTATAAAATGTGGTTCACTAAAGAGTACTGGACTGATTATAACAGAGTAGAATTTGCTAGTTGGGTAGCCAAAGCAGTGATTATTGTTCCAGGATTAATTTTTGGTATTCAGATTTGGTGGTTATATTTCTTGACACTTGCAACTAGCATCACATTAATTTGGGCAAGTAATAAGAAATTACTTCCAACTCTTGTAGCGTTTAATACGCTATGGGCATGGATCAGTTGTATGGTTCTTGCTCAGTATTTAATAAAATAAATTTGTCAAATACCTCAGGATGAGGTATAATGTTTTATACATAGTAATGTACATTTTGAAAAAGGAAACCCTATGAAATTATCTAAAGAAACCGTATCCCTTATTAAGAATTTTGCTGGTATCAATAGCAATCTTCTCCTTAAGAATGGGAACAAACTAGCAACTATCAGTGCACAAAAGAATGTGATGGCTGATGCAACAACCACTGAGTCATTCCCTGACTTTGCCATCTATGACTTAAATGAGTTTCTTGGTGCTATGTCTTTGTTCGAGGATCCTGAGTTGGAATTCCAAGACAAGTATGTTTCTATCAAACAAGGTAGCATGAACATTAAATTCTTTGCAGCAGACCCATCTGTGTTGGTAGCACCACAGAAAGCAATCACCTTCCCTGACGCAGAGATTAACTTTAATATGTCTTCAACGATGTTGGATATGATTAAGAAAACTTCTTCAGTCCTTCGTGCAGCCGATGTATCAATCGTTGGTGATGGTAGCAAAGTTACTGCTGTCGTTGGCGACAAGAAGAATGCAACTGGTAACTCTTACAGTGAATCAATCGGTGACACTGATAAAGTATTTAAAGTTAATCTGAAAGTAGAAAATCTAAAGATGCTTCCAGGAGATTATCAAGTATCAATCTCAAGCAAGAAAATTTCTCGTTTCAAAGCACCAAACACTGACTTAGTTTACTATGTCGCAGTAGAAGCTGATTCTACATTTGAGTTCTAATTGATGAGAGGGTATAATTCCCTCTCTGTTTTTATTATGTTTGGAGTGATATATGATTGATAGTCGTGATGAAATGTTTTTGTGGGTTGAGAAGTATCGTCCACAAAAGATTGATGATTGTGTTTTGCCACAAGCATTGAAAGATACTTTCCGCCAGTATGTAGAGCAAGGTGAACTACCCAACTTCTTGTTCACTGGTTCAGCAGGTGTAGGTAAAACTACAATTGCCAAAGCACTTTGTAATGAAATTGGTGCAGAGTTTATGATGATCAACGGATCCGAAGAATCGGGTATTGATACTCTGCGCACTAAGATTAAGGGATTCGCTTCCACTATATCATTGACTGATGCCAAGAAAGTTGTCATCCTCGATGAAGCGGATTACCTTAATGCTAATTCCACTCAGCCAGCACTTCGTGGATTTATTGAAGAGTTTGCCAACAACTGTCGATTTATCCTTACCTGTAACTTTAAGAATCGTATCATTGAACCTATACACAGTCGTTGTTCTGTGGTTGAGTTTAAGATTGATTCTAAAGACAAACAAGAGATTGCTGCAACCTTTTTCAAGCGAGCAGTATCAATCCTCAAACAAGAGCAGATTGAATTCGATCCTAAAGTAGTTGCCGAACTAATCACTAAACACTTTCCAGATTACCGTAGGATTCTAAATGAACTCCAACGATACTCTGTGTCTGGTAAAATTGATTCTGGTATCCTCGTCAATATGTCTGAGGAATCATTTAAGGGTTTGATTAAACTTCTTAAAGAAAAAGACTTCACCGAAGTCCGTAAGTGGGTTTCAAAGAACTCTGACTCAGACACCACATCACTATTCCGTGAACTCTACGATAGTGCTGCAACTACGATTGAACCAAACAGTGTTCCACAGTTGGTTCTAATTCTTGCAGACTATCAATATAAAGCAGCATTTGTAGCTGACCATGAACTAAATATAATGGCAGCACTCACTGAGATTATGGCTCAGTGTAAATTCAAATGAGGCTAATATGGAAATCATTTTACTAGTAGTATTCATATTTGTTGTATGGATAATGGGTGCGGTATCTGGCTGGAATGCCAGAGAAAAACATGCCAAACATCAGATTGATAAATTCTTTGCACATGTTGATGAAGCCGAAGAGGAAGAACAAATCCATATTATCATCGAAAAACATAATGATATGTTGTTCGTGTACGATAAAGATACCAAACAATTCATGGCACAGGGAACTTCGAAAGAAGATGTAGAGAAAATTCTTGTAGAAAGATTTCCTGGAAAACGATTTGCATGTCATGAGTCTGTACTTAAAGAAGTTGGTTTCATATCATGACACCCTTTGACTTTATTAATGCAATCAATTTCACCAAGAAAGATCTCTTAGCAGAAGACCCGATGGCTAAGAAGGACTATGTTCCTTTTATCATTAACAGGGGTTTAGGTTATTTTCCCGATACAGTTCTATATGCGAACGAGATGAATCGCAACTCATCTATTCCAGTGGACTGGCAGTTTTCTTTTTTACTAAATAGTATCTCTAAGAAGAAAAGATTTTCTAAATGGCACAAAAAAGATGCCGAAACAGAGTCTCTTCGATTAGTTAAAGAATACTTTGGTTATTCCGATTCTAAGGCAATTGATGCCCTAAGTATATTGACGGAAGACCAGTTAGTGATGATAAAAGAAAAATTATACAAAGGTGGAAAATAATGACTGTCGAATTGATTTATTACGACTGGACGGCAGAGTCCATGCTTGAAGTGATACTACCAGAACCAGATAACTTTCTAAAGGTTCGTGAGACACTAACTCGCATTGGCATCGCATCCCGAAAAGAAAACAAGTTGTATCAATCTTGCCATATTTTACATAAGCAAGGTAGATACTTCATTGTGCACTTCAAAGAATTGTTTGCTCTTGATGGTAAAGAATCTAACATCACGAGTGGCGATATCGAGCGAAGAAATGCTATTGCTGGTTTACTTCAAGATTGGGATCTGTTAAAGATACTAAATAGTACGCAAGCAGACAATAAGGCATCTTTGTCTCAAATTAAAGTGGTCTCTTTTAAAGAGAAAAATGAGTGGGAACTTGTTCCCAAATATAACATAGGAAAAAAATCAAAATGATTAAACTTGAATTGACGATTGACGAATGCAATATGATTCTTCGTACATTGGGTAAGCACCCATTTGAGGAAGTTATTACAGTCATTAACAAAATTAAACAACAAGGCGAGCCACAAGTGCAAGCCATGGAAGCAGAAGCAGCAAAAACTGCAGCTGAAGCACCTGCTGAAAAAGCATAAGTATCATTAGATAAAACTAATGATTTTCTTTAGCTGGTTTTTAGTCTCTTAGTCCTAAGTAATAAGTCCAACAATGGACAAACAATTAGGAGAAGATTATGTGGACAAAACCATCAGCAACAGAAATGAGATTTGGCTTTGAAGTTACAATGTATGTAATGAATAAGTAATAAGAATTCACCTTAGGACCACTAAGTTACGAATCGTTTTAAAGCAGACATGACGCACGATGTCGCTGGAGTTGTAACCAGCACCTGATATGCCTTCGGGATATCAATTTTTATTTTTAACTCGCTTAATAGGAGAACTACTATGGGTAATTCATTACCACAACTTGCATTATTTGGTCCAGGCTTTAAGGACTTCGACAAATTCTTTGTCGGCTTTGACGAATCAGCAAAACAGTTACAATCGTTGCACGCTGATCTCACTAAAAACATTCCCAACTATCCACCATACAACATTCGCAAGAATGATGAGAATCATTACACCATTGAATTAGCTGTTGCTGGTTTTGGTGAATCTGAAATTGATATTACTATCGATGGTGGTAAATTAATCGTTAAGGGTAATGTTGATTCAGCTACTGATGCGCTGGAAGATAACTTCTTGTTCAAAGGTATCGCTACTCGTGCCTTTACTCGTGCCTTTGCTATCGATGATCACATCGAAGTAAAGAATGCAGAACTATTCAATGGTATGCTTAAGATTGCTTTGGAGCGTTTAGTTCCAGAAGAACAAAAGCCAAAGAAAGTTCCAGTCAAGACTCGTGGCAAGAAAGAATTTTTACAAGAGGATGCATATGACAAAGCTGCTGAAACACTGTAAGAATTTTATTCTTGGTTTGGGTGATGGTATCCACGCATTCAGAACTTACAAAGCAGGTAAAGTAAAATGAATAACTGGATCCCAATGACAGATGATGATTGGGATTGGGTGAACGGTAAACAACCTAAACCAACCAAGTGATCGTACAAGTAGGGAGAGTTTCGGCTCTCCCTAAATACTTGTATGAAAGCCAAACTATCTCCCAACATGATATCTTTCGTCACAGTTCGTCGTGGCGATTGGGTATTAAAAATATCTGTTTATAAAAACAAACAGATAATGGTAGTTGCACAGCATTGTTATGAGTATGAGAGAACAATTGTTCATTTCTTTACTGACCAAAACATTGCAGCAGATTTTATTGAACAACTTGTTATAGAGGATTGAGATGACTGAAATTAAAGTATTTAAATTGATTAGTGGTGAAGAATTGATTGGTAAAGTAGAAGTAACAGGAAGAGGATATACAATTGAAGCACCAGCAACTATCCTCATGCAACAAACAAAAGATGGTGTTGGCTTGGCATTGATGCCGTATATGCCTTACACCGAAGGAAAGGTAACATTGTTCACTCAATGTATTGCCACTGAAGGTGAACCATCCAAGAAAATGATTAACGAATATAACCGATTATTTGGTTCAGGGATAGAGATCGCTCCAGCGTCTGCTTTAGTCGGTCTGTAACCCTCTCTAGGCTTCCCCTAGACCTCCCTCCAAACCCTCTCTCGTAGAGGGTTTTTGTCATTCTAAACCCTTGTAGATACAGGGGTTTCTAATCCCCTCAGACTCGTAGGGTTATCCAATTTAGTTGTTGTCTTTAATTGCAAATTGCTGTATAATATAGTCTTAGAAAGTTGAAAAGGAAATGAAAATGACTGAATTTGAAAGCAAATGTTACGGTATCTCTGAAGAAACTATTCGTAAAGAATACATGGCATCAATCACTGCTCGTTTGAGTGGTTTGGAAATGGTTGCGATGAGTGTTCTTTCTGATGCTCAAGAATTGATGTCCTTCGGTAATGATCAAGCAACTGATCAGGCTCGCAAAAACATCAACATCGCAAAGTTCATCATGTCAGAAATGATGGAAGCACGAATGACTGAAACTGTTTAATTAAAAGGAAAATATATTATGTTCTATAAATCAAAATCTGAGATCCGTGCTGAAACCGAAAAACAATTGAAGATGTTTTTGAAGAAGGGTGGAAGCATTGAAGTGATTAAACCACGCAAAGCACCAAAGCAACTGATGTCTGGTAAAGTTACAAGATCTGGTTCCACTGGGACTTCTGGATTCGCCACTGGATTCCCTCGCAAGAGTTGCATTTAAGTGTTGTCTTTAATTCATAGTTAGGGTATAATAGTTGTATGATGATCGAAAAGGAATTGCAAATGTCAAACGAATTCAAATCTTGGGAAGAAATGTCTGTGTTGGAACAAATGCAGTGTCAGTTCTGGGATATGTATAAGGATGCATACGGTAGTCGTCCTCGTGGTATTGATACTTCTGCTTGGACTGAGGAAGAATTCATGGCTGAATTCGAAACTCTTGGTCGAGTAATCGAGCGTGAAGAGATTGCTCGCAAAGAAGCAGAAGCAGAAGCCATTGTGCAGTTCGAAGATCGTGTTACTAATCTTATGCACACTGGTACTAATCGTGCTCGTGTTATTGCTTGGTTGATGGATGCAGAAGGTGCTAATGGTGACTATGAGTATTTCTGTTTCACGCAAGGTTTGCCCTATGGTTACTTCAAGGATGCTGCATGATCCTTGCTAGAGAAATAACTGTTTGGGATACAGACTTTCAACCGAATCATACATATGTTATGACAGAGTCCATGGACAAAATCTTCGGTTACTTTAAGTGGAATAATCCAAACGATTTTAAGATGTTCAGCAAACCAATGCGGTTTGATACTCGTTATCGCAAATTCAAAGTTATCAAACGCAACATGTACTTTGAAGGACAGAAACCCACGAATAAAATTTGGGAAATTAAAGGTAGCAAAGACCATGTATATACCGTAGAAGAATCAGAAAATGGTATAGTCTGCAGTTGCATCGGTTTTAAATATCATGGTAAGTGTAAACATATTGATGGAGTTTTGAATGAACATAAATGAATTTCTAAACAGTCTCGCTGAAAATGCCTCACGCAATTTCAAGATCGACCAATTAAACGCACAGAGCGATAACGAAACACTGCGTGAGGTTATTCGGCTAGCACTGGATCCATTTACTCAATTCTATCAACGAAAGATTCCTGAGTACACCACTGACTCCAAACAAACAAGTCTAGATCAAGCCATGCTCGCATTGTATGACTTGAAAGAAAGAGTCGTGACTGGTAATGCAGCAATTGAATATCTCCGTATGCTTCTTTCATCCGTATCAGCAGATGATGCTAAGGTATTAGAGAGAATCATCGCAAAAGATTTAAAGTGTGGTGTTGATGTATCGACTGCCAACAAAGTTTGGTCTGGTTTGATTCCCGAATACCCATGCATGTTATGTAGTCCATTCGAACAGAAGTTAGTTGACAAGATTAACTTTCCAGCCTATGCTCAAATGAAGATGGATGGAATGCGATTCAATGCGATTGTCCGTGACGGTAAGGTAGAATTTCGTAGTCGAAACGGTAAACAGATTCATCTGCTAGGTAATCTAGAGAAAGAATTCGCTGCATTGGCAGGAAACATTGATTGTGTCTTTGACGGAGAATTGCTTGTAATGTTGGATGGCGACCACCAATTTGCTGACAGGCAGACTGGTAATGGCATCTTGAACAAAGCAAACAAGGGAACAATCTCTGCTGAACAAGCAGCACTGGTTCATGCCACTGTTTGGGATTTGATTCCTTATGTATCATTCGTTGATGGATATTGTTTGACTCCATATTCAAAACGATTTTCGACTCTGGAACAGATTGTAAACAAACAATCATCTAAAGATAAAAAGATTTGGACTGTGACATCTACCATTGTGCAAACATTAGAAGAAGCCCAAGAGATTTTCCAAGGTTATCTTGCAGATGGATATGAAGGTATCATCCTCAAAGATGGTTCTGGTGAATGGGAAGATAAACGAAGCAAGACTCAGATTAAATTCAAAGGTGAATTGGAATGCGATCTTAAGATTGTTGCAGTGGAAGAAGGTAAAGGCAAAGCAGTAGGTATGCTTGGTGCAATTATCTGCGAATCAGCAGATGGAATTGTAAAGGTAAATGTAGGATCTGGTTTCAATGATGCACAACGAAAGCAATATTGGAAAGAAAATTTAGTTGACAAAATCGTGGCAGTGAAGTATAATGCTAGAATCAAGAACAAAACTGGAGAAGAATCTCTATTCCTCCCAGTGTTCATTGAGTTGCGTGATGACAAAGATGTTGCAGATAATTCAAAGGTAATAAAATGAAAGTAGTAATTAATAGATGTTTTGGTGGGTTCGGTATCTCAAATTTAGCATTTGAGAAATTACTTGAACGCAAGGGTATTGCATTCGATAAAGTGCCAGCCAAGTTTCCAATTCGTGGAAACGACTCAGACTATTACAAAGCAGGTAGTGAACAATCTGATGCTACATACATAAGTGAGTATGAGTTCTATGAACAACGCAATGATCCAGATTTGATTGCTGTGATTGAAGAGTTGGGTAAAGATTCATGGGGTTGGGCATCAGAACTAGCAATCTTGGATATTCCAGATGATGTTGAGTGGCACATCCATGAATATGATGGACTTGAACATGTGGCAGAAAATCATAGGACTTGGTCATGAGAAAAGAATTAGACGAAGCACTTTGTGCAAAGTATCCGCTGATCTTCAAAGATCGTAATGCAGATATGCGTACCACAGCCATGTGCTGGGGACTTGAGTGTGGTGATGGATGGTATAATATCATCGATGTTCTTTGTGGTCTATTGACTTCTGAATATCGTGGCGCACAAAGTCGTTACGAATATATCAAAGATAAAGTTGATCAACCAACATATGGTTTTAAACCTGATGGAGATCCAGTTGGTAAAATTATCACTCAAGAACTGATTGATGAAGCCAAAGCAAAACTAGATGAAGAAACATTAAAAGTTCCAGTTGCTTCTCAAGTTAAAGAAAAGTTTGGTGGACTAAGATTCTATGTTCAAGCTGCAACTGATACACACTACAAGTATATCAACTTTGCAGAGAGTATGAGTTATCGTACCTGTGAAGAGTGTGGTGCTCCAGGAAAAACATACACCGATGGTTGGCATCGTACTATGTGCGATATTCATGCAGCAATGGCTGGTCGTACTGAAGAATATGAGTATGAGGAGAATGAATAATGTTTTATGGTAAAGATTCTATTGAAGACAACTTTGATGTTCTCCTGCAGAAATTTCAACAACAAGAATTGTTTTTGTTTGAACCAATGCCAAAGTATAAAGAAGGTGAAAGATGGACTGACGAATTTCGTATTCGTGATGGTCACACTAAACTTGCCGATGGTTCATGGGTTACTATTCATAAAGTAACTACTTGGGTTGAGATTTTAAAGAAAAATACCATGGAGTTGTATGAGCAAAATACAAAACAATCTCGTGAGATTTCATTGTTGAAACAACAAAGACGAGAGATGGAATATGGATTGCGAGTTGCTGAAAAGGCATTGAAAAACTCGCTGGCTTTAACTAAGGAGATGATTAATGAGTAAAGAATATATTGATGTGTTAAAACAAGAGCGACAAGTTTTGCTTGATCGTTACGATCCTTACAGTGAGGGTACTGGTCATTTCAATACTGCTGTTAGCGTATTGACTGCTCGTATTGAAGAGTTGGAAACACCAACTAAAATCAAAGAAGGTTCAGTATGGGTTTTGGTTGAAGCAATTCAATCATATCGTATGCGTTATATGGTCGAAGCACCAGCAACTAATCCTGAGTATGCCATGGATGATGTTACCTGTGAAGATGCAAAAGAGTTTTCTCAATTGGCACT